AGAAGAAATCCCTTTGAACAAATTGGCTATTTGTGCGGGTGCTAATCTTGGTGGTGCTGAAACAAAAAGATGTATGTGATCCGGTTGTATTGATAAAGACAATACTTCTATCTTATGCTTTTTGGCAATCTTGTGGATAAGTTTTTCGAGTTCGTCTTTGATTTCATCTATCAGTATTTTTCTTCTATACTTTGGTATCCATACAAAATGATAATTCAAATTATACAAACTCCATCTTGTTTTTCTCAACTGCATAGCTATCACCCTATACAATTNTAACAAAAATTTTACCGACATNCAAGCCCTTACCCTCCCCCTAAAGGAGAAGGGCTTGCGGGCTTTATTTTTCTTTGTCATAGTTGTGTATCATAGCTAATATTTCTCGTTTAGTATCATCACTAATTGTAGTAGCATCTAGCGTATATACACGTAATATGTCTAGTATCAACTGGTATACTGGTAGCACCCCGTGTTGTAACAGCCTGTATAGTAATATGACTCTTTCTATTGCGTATTTGTCCAATATCAATGGGAAACTACCAATTTTGGGCGTTTCGGCGGGTTTGTTACTATGTACATTCTTTAGTGCCTGTAAATACGCAGACAGTTCTTGTTTTAGTGTTTTTTCTTGTTTTTCCTTCAAATTACTTTCAAAATCGATTTCCAAATTCAGCATAAAGTTATTATACCACAACGAAGTTGTCTTTGTAATTTGCATTTAGTGAGGTTTTCACATATTTTGTTTTGTGTTAGTATAGAAGTTAAGGTATTATACCGCCTTGCGCATCCAGATTACCATCAAAATCTGCTTTCAGTATAGTATCAGCGCTTACCGGAGCTGGCTGTCCGCTTTGATACGCCGCCAGTATCTCCGCGTCGCTCCGTGCGATGGAGGAGATGCGGAGGTCGTCGATATAAGCACTAGAATAATTTACGATAGATACAGTTGCAGGGAACATTGTCGCTACGCCATTGGGTAAATCCTGTTCGTACTTCACGCCGTTTACAAACAACGCCTGTTTGCCTGTTGTTGCCGACCAACGTAAGGCAATATAATACCAATTATTTGCTTCAATAGTTCCTGCGGGAGTTTGAGGGCCAGTGTTGTACGGACCGTAGTCGAATCTAACTATTCCATCCGTACCAAAGAACAACAAAAACCTGCCATTACTTGTATACATCCTAAAAAAGTTGTTCCAATCAACTACCACAAGCGGCTTTACCCAAAACTCAATCGTCCCCTCCTGCGGATTCAGCACACTCGCCGTGGGGATTGTCAGGGTTTCGGCTGCCCTTGTGCCGTCAATGAAGGAGGTGGCGTAGGGTTTTTCTTCAATCTGGGCAGCATCTATATACCCAACTTTAGAAGGCCAGTATACAGCTCTTTTAATTCTTATTTTCGCTGTCCCGGGTATAAAATTTGAAGGGCAAACAATTACTGTATCTCTAACCCAATTTGGGTGATAACCACTATTATGTAGAGGGAAATATATAGACCCTATAAAAACATTATTGGAGTCAAAACATTGCACCGTTAATTCGTACACATCGCCTTTTACCCACACAGAGCAGGCATAAGTTTTTGTAGTATCTACTGGAACCATTGCAGTAGCTATCGCCGAATCTTTTGTAGCATTGGGCGAAGTCCATAATTTAACGCAATAATTACCTTCCCATGAATCTTCTGTAGTAACAGCGTAATTGTAATCCGGTGCAGGTCCACCGGACATATATGACCAACCGTCTTTGGTACCGTTTTCAAATCCCGGATTTGTAACTAAATTAGTCGTTTTTTCTTCAATCAATATCCCTTGCCCAAACTTACCAGCTTCGAACCTCGGCACATTCACCGCAACTTGTGAACCATCACTCTTATAAGCAATCGAACTACGAGTAAACGTTGGAGCATTAACATTTGGTAACTTTAACTTGCCATCTTCAACAATAAGATTACTTAAAGTTCCTTGTGTTAAATCAACGGTTTGTTTTATGTTCGCCATCTCATCACCTTTTAATTGTAAGCGGGGGAGTGTTTACCTCCCCCGAACCAATTAGTCTAAACTAATTTCTACAGCTCCGACTGCGAATTCAACTTTGTTACCAGTGGCTACTGTTTGAGAAGCTTCAAGCGTTCCATAAACAAGCATATTGCCCAAATCGTCAAATATCGCTATGCCAGTTACAGTGCCCCAGTTACTAGAAGCTGGACCGAATGTAACCACAATGTCGTTTGTTACTTTAGATGGAGTAGTTCCAGAGCCAGTAGCCGCACCAAAAGAAATTGTTTGTCTGGAATATCCAGTGCTGTCAGTAGATACTTCGGTTCCAGATGTCGTCTCCGTAGGAGTTACTGTATACAAAGCCATTTTGTATGTTCTCTCAGCATCATTGAATACCGCATCAAGAGCCTTTTTCTCCGCATAATCTGTGAAAACATTCTGTGACGCCATTGTTTATATCACCTCTCTTACCGTGTAATACACGTGTATTTTTATGTTTCCAATTGTTGGTAGAGTTATAATGTCTCCATTGCTGAATAAAACTTTAATCTCTGCTAAATAAGTGCCGAAGTTTTTTGTTTCTTCTGAAGAGAATTTATACATGACCACTGCACCATCGTATATTGTCATAGCCTTGGGATTATCTCCCATGCCTTCTACCCATAACTGAACTGTGCTACCTAACAAATCAATTGGATTGCCATTATCATCTAACAGCTGAACTGCAAATATCGGTAGCGTGTCTCCTTGCTTTATGTAAAAGTCCATTCCACCACCTCTTTGCTATTTATCATAATTATAATTTTAACATATGATTTTAGCTTCTAATAAACTCATATATCACTTTCATTGTGTTTTGATTAGTTTTAGTTATCGGAGATGGCAATAAAGTGCGAGCGAAATATGGAGCATAAGCATTTATATTTTTGTATAGCCGCCCATCCCAATTCAGAGCATACAAATACGAACCATCACATGCAAGACCAAAACCAGAGTGGCCAATGCCAGTATTTATGCCAACGTTGATTAGTCCACTTATCAATGTTCCACTTGTTGTTAATTTATATAACTTTCCATCCCAACTCAGAGCATACAAATAGGAACCATCGTACGTAAGACCAAAACCAGAGTGGCNAGTGCCANTATTNATGCCAACGTTGATTGGTCCACTTATCAATGTTCCACTTGTTGTTAATTTATATAANTNTCCANCCCAACTCAGAGCATACAAATAGGAACCATCACATGCAAGACCAAAACCAGAGTCGNTAGTGCCAGTANTGATGCCAACGTTGATTGGTCCTTCATATATTACTGTCAAAGTAAGCGTATTGCTCCATATTATCGTTTGAAACGTTCCGTTAGCCGCATGTGTGGGCCAGTCAAATACCCAGTGAATTTTCTCATCGTTAGTATACGTTTCCGCAGAGTTCGGAGTTCCTCTTTGTGTGTCACTACCAGAATACGTGGCTTTATTAGCCCAGCCGATTGTAAGACCATCATAATTAAATAGGTTATATGGAGTGTTTTCTGGAAGTGTTGATGTTGTTAAATAAATATTGTCCATATTAAAATAGCCTTGATAAGTATTGGTTTTATTAAAAGCTCCAGCACAAAACTTATCCCATTGATAACTTTTTAGCCAATCATAAACAGCCTGATATATAATATTGTGCGTTTTCGCTTCTAACTCTAAAGCGCCTGTTTTTGCATCAAACAGTTGAATAGTAGCTATTCCTTGAACGTCTCCATTTTTTTCTTTTATCTTTACTATCTCTTGGTTTGTCCTGTAATTTCTTACATAATCTCTTACTATCATACCATCTCCTCCTAACTCAGAGATACACTTACAGATGTTTCTTCACAAACTGCGTCTGGAATGCTAACGCCTTGCTGTATAGAACTTAATGTTGGACTTTGCACTGTAACTTTACGAGATGTATTAGGTGCTATAGCCTCTATTGAAATTCTCTGTTTAATATTCGCTTGAACTGGGACAGACCCAACCATTAATATGGAACTTAAATCTCCATGCCAAAATAAAACGTAGTCAAAGATATTTCTCATCTTATTACTTGCTCCGACAACAAATTACTATACTCATCGTATGTTCTTGCATACTGCACCGTATACACTACTTGACCATTAGCGTCATAATATGTTTCAATCCTGTATTCGTATTGTGGCGGTTCTCCTACAAGTTCGCTCTTCATTGTAAGCTTGCCAGAGTTATCGTAAAACTCTACAACTCTAAATTTACCCAAAGCGTATTGGTCTCTTCTAATTATTCTACCTGTTCCGATAATAACATCTTTTGATTGAAAAGTGTTATTTCCTAAAACTTTTACCTCTGACTGCGGTCTATCTTCATATCTCATACTCATCACACCAGCACACAGAATGCATCATACGAGTATCCGCCTTCTTTAAAATTGTGTCTAATGCCATGTAATATTGTATCATACGCCACAGAGTTATCTTCGTTCATTACCTTAAACTTGCAGGGATAAGGAGCTATTTCATCTAATCTGCTTGGTATTACAGATATCTCAATATGTTTCTTTCTGAATGGACTGTTCTTGTATCTTAAATACGTTGCTTCAATTAAATCTTTGTTCTGCAAAATCGGAAAGTCTAAAGTCAAAGTAGAGTCTACAGTGCTAACTTCATCTATATACTGGTTCAATGGCACTTCTTCAGTAATTGGAATTATCCCTTCTACAGTTCCACTATACATCATTAAGCTGTCTACCTGTGTTGGAATAATGTAGTAAAACACAGCACCTCCACCATAATAACACGATGCCACTCCAGTTTCATCTACATCTAAAAACATATAACCAGTAGGATTGTATTTATCAGGTCTGTATTCTTTGATAAACAGCTTGTTATCTACTGGTACCATTACTTCCATTGTCTTATATAACTGTTGCTGTCTAAATATTGGAGTTCTACCTTTAAGCCTGATGGTTACTTTTTCTCCGTTGTCAAAGTCGTACTTTACAGCCAAAGAAGGAATGCCTAAACCACCTATTACAACTGCCCTAACATCTGTCACACTGTTAACATCAACCTGCTTATTAGGGAATATGTAATCTCCTGACATATACAAATTTTCTAATGTTACCCAATCAGCCATTATTTCTCCTTTAAGATTAGCCCACAGCACAGCTCCAACAGACTGCGACAAGCTTGATAGAATGCTAAAATACGTTCCTTGTTTTAATGCACACCACAATCCGCCTATATTTTCTTCTGTGCCTTCGAATAAGAATGGTTTATTAACGCCTTGTGGAAATGCTCTATATGGATTACCGTTTAATATCCTCCAATAATAGCCACTTACTGTGACTGGCTTCACTAATCCATAACCCTCATAAGTCATTCTATCAAACTTACCGAGAACATCTTCAAAATGTAGCGTAGCCACCTTATTAGCTTTAGAGAACTCTATTTCTTTAAGAAACCATCTATCAAAATCAATTCTCTTTGTGTTGTCGTTTTCGTCTTTTAGTATGAAATAGCCATCAAGCTTAACATCTTCGTAGCTTTTTAATGTGGCAAAGCTGGACTTTGGATTAACTATGTTGTATCTCTCTTCGTAGTCCAGTATTTTGATATATCCAGTGCCTTTAACAACAGTTCTACCTTCCCAAAACATGTTCTGCATGAACTGTGCTTCTAAGATGTCATCAGCATCTAATGTCTCAGATATGCCAGAGCCATAAAGTCTACCGTAAAAGTCTGTTATCGCTATCATAATTGCACCAACTGGAATGTAACGTCTTGATACCACATGCCGTCTGGCTTAAGTATTAGCGTAGAGTATTCTAAGTCTCCGACATAAGCTCTAAACGATGTTACAACGCTTTTGTCATTTGGTCCAGCCATAGAAGGGAATATAACGGTTACCTGATGTATGCATTTACCACCAGCGTTTGTGTAGTATAAGTGTAATTTTAGGTTCTTTAATTCATCTTCTCTTAAAGCCGCATATCTTACATCAATCCTTATCTTCTTGTTTATGTAAGCGAATGCCATGTTCCCGAGTAAGTTTCTCTCGGCTTTTGACAATACATATTCACCGTATTTAATCTCAGTTGGAGTAGGCATCTTTGCCCCATCTATTTCCAATATGGTTCTATTTTCTGGCATTATGCATCACCTTATTAAGGAACATATACTCTTTTGCCATTGATATAATATTCCCTCGTTATAAAGTCTGGATAATCATATTTGCTTTCTTTAATCTCCAAAATTACTTTTGGTTCGTTGGATTGCGGTAAATGTTCTCTTCCCCACCTATTTAAATACGGTAACATACTAAATATTCCACCAGTTGGGACTGGAATATATTTTTCTAAAAGTTTCCCCAAGTCGGTTTTTGGTCCTTTAGGAGTAAACACTTGGTCTGTTATGAAAGAAATTGCTTTATCTATCGGTTCTTTACTCGTTATCTTTTCTAAAACGTAAAGACTCCATTCTCTAATCTGACTTCCAATAGAATCTGTTGCTTGTATAAGTTTGCTACGTAGTGTGTAAATATCTTGTGCTATTGTAAATCCAACATCTCCGATAGTTACCTTCAATTCATCAAGCTTTGGTATGGCAACATCTGTAATGCTCGTGCTTAGTTCGGTAGCTTCTCTAACCAAGTTATCCAGATATCCCGAGTAGTCCTGCATATCAACATCAACTATTGTTTCTGGAACTTCTAGAACATTAGCCACCATCTCTGCTTGTTGTTCTATAGCATGTATTACGTCAAAGCTTTGTAGGTTATCCTTAATTTCTTTTGTGCTGTCTACAACATTGGACATGTTGTCCTTCATTGCTGCTGTATCTTGCGCTGGCTGTGTAAAAGCGTTTTTTATAGTGTCAGATGCTTTCTTTGTTTGTTGTTCTAAATTGCTTAACGACTCATTAACCTTACGAGTAAGAGTTCTGTCTATAACACTAACTAAGTAAATAGTTCCAGCTATTATAGCCGTTGCCGCTCCAAGTGTTAGCAAATTAGCAAAAATAGCGGTCTTTGTCATAAGACCAGACATGATAGCACTTAGACTTGTAGTTCCAGTTATTACTCCAACTAATCCCTTGGCTGCACCACTAATCCAACCAATCCACTTCTTATAGTTTTCTTTGATATAGAATGACAGCTTCCAAATGGTCATTAAGAACCCAATCATCGGTTTCATCAGTCTTAGGACTGAAGATGTAATCCAAAATATCAGAGTTCCAGCCATAAGAGTCATTAGTATCGGTCTTAATATGTTACTTGTCCCAAACAGTATATTTATAACCACTTTGAATATGTTGGCGATAATATTATATATATTAACAAGCCAAGCGTATGTAGTTACTATCATGTTATACAGCCAGCTGCTTACGTTATTTTTTATCGCTAAAAATAGATTACCAGTTTCAGTAACTTGAGCTGCTATTCTTTGAAGAACCGAAGAAACGGTTAACAGCACTGGCATTAGCGTTTTAGCTATTGTTCCAGCAACTGTTGTCCATATCTGCTTTAACGAAGAAATGGCTATATTAAGTGCACCAGTAGTGGTAGTTCCTATGTATTTAACGATGGCATCTGTTTTCTTGCTAAGCTCTTTCATAGTCATTCCTACGACTTCATCTACGTTTGTTAGAAGCCCTTTTCTCATCATGTCTTCTACTTCTGCTGGTGGCTTATTCATTCCCTGTGCTATGAGTTCTACGATGTTAATGCCAATGTTGGCAAGCTGCCTTCTTTCTTCTGCTACTACCTTACCTTTAGCATACATCTGACCTATAGCCATAATTGCTCTGCTTGTTATAGCCGAAGCTCCAGCAGCACCACCACCACTAACAGTGCCAACCATTTGTGCAAATACAGGTATGGTTTGTAGCATATCTTGTATCCTTTGATAAGGAATATTGTAAACAGCCGCCTGCTGAGCCGTATGCATTAGAGATGCCATGTCTACGCCAACAGTTCTGGATATCTCTCAAATGGTATTTTTAAGCTCGTTTGCTTTTTCTAAAGAACCAGTAATGGCTGTTAGTGTTAGCATGAAGTTTTGCTGAACACCAACCGTGTTAATAACCATCGACTTTATTGTTCTACCAATATTAGATGCTGCTAGTAATACGTTTCTTACAGCACAAACCAAGTAACCAAGCTGTCCGAATATGGTGTCATAAACAGTGGAATACGTTACGCCTCTTGACAAGAATACCTTATCTAATAAACCGCTTTGCACTCTACCGCCAGATATTCTCTTAAGCTGCGTAGCTTTCTTTGTTACTTTAGATAAGCCTTCATCTAACTTGTTTATGTTTTCCGATGTATTCTGTATGTTTTTGGTTAGCTCTGTTACAGCCTGTTGCATTGCAGTCGTCATTGCTATGATTGTGTCTACACTCGTAGCACCTTTGCCACCCTTAGAAGTAAGAGTTACTGGCAAAGCGAACTGGTTTTGTTCTCCAGCTAACTGCAACCTTGCTTTAATTCGTGATACGATGTTTTGGACTGCGGCATCTAAAGACGCTTCATCAACATTGGCAGAGACGAAGCTGACATTTAACATTAACTGCGTATTTATTGGCTGAGAATATAAAGCAGTAATACGTGACTGCAAATCAATTATTTTGCTTGTTAATGCGCCAACCTTCTTAGTAATACTGTCAAGGCTTTTACTGATGCCAGCTAAAGCTGTTTTTGCCTGCGTTACATTAACAGTTACTTCAATGTTAAACTGTTCGCCACTACCTTTGCCCATTACATCTGCCATTTACTTCACCTTCGGAGCAGGTATGCCGAGCTCCACGGCTGATTCCACTGTCCTTTGCTCAAGCTTCTTTCTCTCATCTTCGCTAAACCTTAAGTCTTTTATGAACGGATAAATATCATCTGGAGATATGCTTGTGTGTATTTTCGCTCCCCAAGCCCTGACAATATTGTATCCAGTATTTATCACTGAAGATATAAGCACTCCCCATTTATTCTGGTATTCTTCTAGCATATCTTCTCTCTTCTTCTCAGCAACGAGTTTAGCCCAAAACAGTAAATCATTCATATACATTTCTTCAAGCTGGAATGGAGTTATGTTTAGATACTGCAAAATGTCAATCAAGAACGTTGAATGGAAGAACACTTTTAGCATGTCTCCCTTGTTATCAGTTTCAATAGCAAGTCCTAAGGATAGTGACATGGCTGTTGGATTAACTATGTAGAGCTCCCCTCCATTTCCAGCTCTGAAAAATTTAGCTCTTGCCACAGATTAGTTAATTCCACAAGCTGTGACATGTATGCATTGTCTATATCGTCTGGGTTAATCTCTGGGAACATTAGCTTGCACATCTTAACCAGTTTGTCAATGTTTTCTACGGCATCTCCTTCAGTCTGCAAGTTTTTATCCTTGGTTATCTTCTGCATAATCTCTCTTAGCTCTTTAACTTTTTTAGCTTTAACGACATAAGACTTGTCGCCTACAAAGACATCTGCTACCCTAACTCCGTTTTCAATCCTTATTTTACTGTCACTCATTCATTGCACCTCCATTACTTTTTTATGAAAAATGGTATTCCAAGCGTTTGGAATTGTAACCTTTGATACGTCAATACTCCTTCTTCAACATCAATAGGTGGAAGTAAAACGTAACCGCATATCGCAGTTTGCACATCTTCTAAGTTTAAGTTTAATTCCACAAAAGCGTAACCATACGGATTATCAATCCATCTTTGCATTGCCCAAAACCCATCTGATNTTAACAACCAACCAACTGGTGTAACACTTTTAGAGCCATCAACCAAAGCTTCACTCATTATCATTTCAAAATGCCAATTGGAGAGCCCACCACAAAATGGCAGGCTCTCCTTAACACGGTCTATCGGTTTTGTCAAATCTTCTATTTTGCTTAGACACCAAACACTACCGATTAGACCTGTAATCATGCTATTATGGAGAAATTGTCAAAGCACCCATGCCGTTGAAGTCAGCAGAGAACGTTGCTTGACTATCTGTAGAAGCTTCTAATGTTAAACTCATATAAGCTTTGCCAGATATTACAAGCTGTTCTTGGTCGGGTTTGCCAATAGTCATCTCTATTGTCACTGGTTCTCCGTTTATGTAAGCATGTATTAAAGCCATCTGTCCGACATCGCCAATGACAAGGTTCCCTTCACAAGATGCAGTCCAATCCTTGAATGTGGTCAGTCTTTCTACCCAACCTTCAGTATCGAAGTTAGTTACGTCCACATCGTTAACGTCCAAGTTCAAGGTCCACCTTGACATCTCTGCGATTTTAACATTGGTTCCACCTTGTTTAACGTATATTTTTCCGTATGCGCCGCTTATAGCCATTCTTTATTTCACCTCTCGCATTACATTAAATTGTTGCGTAAATATGTGCCTTTGCCTCGCATCTAAACCTTCATAAGATGGAGGTCTTGATGCTCTTATCATTATAATATATGCACCATCTTTGTATTCATACCCATCTTTGTTTACATCGTTGAGATGCTTATAAATATCTTCAATTATGNCAGAGCCATCAGCATATCTTTTANAACGGACAACTACCATGATGATTGCTTTTTCCATCGTTGAACCGTTAACTTCAGCTCCATCTCCAATACCAGTATCGTAAAGTGCTACCAAGTCATCTAAATCAAAAGGTGGTGTGCCGACAAACAGCTCACACCTTCCGTTTATTGCTTCTGCTACAAGGTCATACACTGTTTCTGCCGCTAACATATCTCATTCCCTCTCTTAGAAAGCTGAAGTGTAGTGCTTAAAGTTGGTGCCAAATTTCTTATTGATTGCTCTAAGCATGTATTGGTTCATCGTTCCTTCTTTGTGATATCTATAAACGCCATCATGCACTAATTCGTGTAATCTGCCGTAAGCCACTCCTTCGTCAAAGTCAAACGCAGATACCGAGAATGTAAAAGTAATCTTATCTGAAGATGAGCTTTCACTCAACTGCATCGTACTTCTTAAATTGCCAGTAT